GTATGGAGAAGCTTGCCGAGAGCCAGCTACTCTACGACCTAATTCGTGAAGGGGCTAACTACGAACAACTTGTCAGGTGGGTAAAAAAGAATTTTGAAAAAAAGTTGTAAATCAACTTGACAATGTAACAGGGTTGTGATTGAATATCTATGTGGGAGTTCCCACGAATGACGAATGACGAAAGAGGTAAGTAAGATGCCAAAGGCGATTACTGCTACAAAGGTTGGAAGTTCCGTTGAGCTAGGCTTTGATGCCGAGGCTCGTGCCGCTATCAAGGCGTTCTCCGAGGCTAAGAAAGCCGAAGCAGAAGCTAAGAAAGCTAAAGATGCCGCAGAAGAAATTCTTCGTGCTAAGCTCGGTTTGAACGAGTTCGCTACCATTGGTGGCGTAAAGGCGTTCAAGATTGAACACCGCAGTCGCGTTGATATCAAGAGGAATGTTTTGATTGAGGCTTTTCCAGAGGCTTTCAAAGCTGCTTCCTACCAGAACGACTACGACTTCATCTCGGTTCTATAATGATGTAGACGAGATGAGAGTGGCTACAAATCCCCCCAACGAGTAGCCACTCCCCGAAGCCCCAGAGTCCCCCCACTCTGGGGTTTCTCTTTTGCCGTTTTTTTTTGATGCGGCTGTGCGTGGAAAAGAACCTACCCTTCAATGCCGCAGTGCTGCGTGCTGTGCGACACGTCACACCACACCCTTTGATTTATAGCTTGACATTTCTCAGCTTTTTTATTAGTATTTACATTGAAAGGAGTTTCAAAATGAATTCTCAATCATTTGCCGAAGCCTTACAGGCTAAGTTTCCCGACTACGAGTTTTATGTAGAGGCAGGGAGAAAGTTCGACAGAATAGTTCAGGTCTATGTGAAGTATGGGAACAGCCGTCAGAGGTCAGTCCACGCTTTCGTGGAGAAATCTACTGGCAACCTAATCAAGCCAGCAGGTTGGAATGCTCCAGCTAAGTGGAAGTCAGGTTGGGCAACTCAGCACAACTTGCTTACCGATTTCGAGCGAGCCATAGAGGCCGCCGACTTCGCTGGTGGATATCTTTATCAAAGCTAAGCGACACGCTTGACAAATGTCAGTAGCTTAGTGTAGATTTAGATTGTTGGGACAGGAAGGAATCGAAATGGGTTTTCCAGCGAGTATCAAGCAGGTCAGTTTTCTAAAGACTCTTTTAGAGGAGCGACTTCACGAGGTCGAGGTAGACTTTGCTTCTCTAGAGAGTGGCGAGGCAAGCTACTTTATCTCCAAGCTATTGCGTTCCCCAATGCGTAACGCAGGGGTTTCCGAGCTAGGTATGTATCGTACTCCAAATGGTGACATCTACCGAGTTCACCAGAGCCGAGAAACTGGCAACCTATACGCTAAGAAGCTAGACATCATCAGCCACAAGTTTGAGTATGAGCAGGGAGCTATGAGGAAGCTAAAGGCTTCCGACAAAATGACCCTTGAGCAGGCTAAGGCTTGGGGAATGGAAACTGGAATCTGCTGTGTATGCGGTGCGTTTCTAACTGACGAGCGTTCAGTTGCCGAGGGAATCGGCCCGGTATGTGCTGGGAGGGTCTAATGGCTGTCCAAAACTTTACCGAGCTGGTTTCCCACGCAGGTCACAATGTGGCAGTTGTGACCTACGGGCTTGATGTGCCGATAAATGTCGCAGTCGAATGCGAAGATTGCTACGAAGTGCTTTTTGATTTTGAAAGAGAAGGAGAAAACAATGACCAAGATTAGGATTTCACAGGAGGAGCTTGTCGAGCGTTTTGACGAGGTTCTTGACGAGGCAGGAGAGGTTAGGGTGTCAGGCTACACTTTCAACCCTTCAAAGGTTTTGAAAGAGTGCGACCCCACCGCCTACCGCTGTGAGCTGGCTAACTTTTCAAGTATGTTGGAAGATTGCGGATTTGAAGTGGAGGGAAACTAAATGGCTAATTTCGATATTGATTTTACTGAGCTACAAAAAGAGTTCGGAGAGTTCATAACAGGTCAGATAAACATTACCTATGACCTAAAGCAGACCTTTGAGCAGTTCGTTGAGGTCGCTGAGCAAGGTTCGCTGGAAGGCGACACCTATGACACAGAAGATTTCTTTGAGTATGTGATTGACAATGTTGCCGAGCAGATTCGCAACGAGGTCATTTACAATGGAGAGAAATCTCTAAAGCGAGAAATAAACTTAGTTTAGTAAAACCCATAGCCCGGCGGAAACGCCGGGTTATTTTTTTTACCTTGGTAAAAGGGTATGTGTTTTTCCACGCATTCGTTGATGTTCCAGGCGGCAGCCGCCTTCTGTGACTTAGTGTTATGTTTTCAACTTTGCGGGGACTCGGCTGTAATTTGACAAAATGTAGAAATTTGTATAGTATTACTTTGTAAGAGTTCTTCGGAAGGAGAAGAAGAGAAGAGGAAAAAGAAAATGGACTATGGAGTTTTTGACGATTTAGAAGATAGAGATTCTGCCGAAGAGGTTTCCCTTTCGAGGGTTGGGGATTTGTGGAGAGTTTCTAGCTCTGACGATAAGGGTAATCAGTTCAATGATTACTTCCTATCTCAAGAAGAAGCATTAGATAAATTCAACGAAGTAAGAATAAAGAAAGCGAGAAGCTAATGTCACAAGCACAGATTATTGACAAGATTATTCGTTACGAGCAAGAGGGGCTAAACCACGAGGACACTATCTCTCTGTTTCAAGAGCTAGTTGATTCTGGATTGGCTTGGCAGCTACAAGGTCACTATGGTCGAGTTGCCGAAGCTCTGATTGAAGGTGGATATGTTACGACACCACCTACCGCAACACTTGACTAATCTATCTAAATAGTGTAGATTTAGATTGTAGGAAGGAGAACGAAATGTTCGTTTGGAAGATTGAAGTTCGTGGGCGTGGGATTCAGCCTTACGAGTTTGATAGCAAAAGTGCTGCCGAGATGTTCGCAGGGGCTACCTACCCTTGGCGTGGAGAAGCTTGGCGTTTAGTTCGAGTTAGGAAGGCAGTATCAAATGCTAAGTGATGTAAAAGAGCAAACCACTTGCTACAAATGTGATGCCGAGATTGAGGCGTTTGTTGGGCAAGTTCACCCACAATGTGAAGATTGTCAGAATGAGTTTGATGATTGGTTTGAACACGAGTTGGGATTGTTCAAAAATGTATGACCAAATCTCAAAAGCCTTGCGTAAGATTTCTCACACCCTTTACACTTGGTCTGCCCATTTGTCTTACGCCGAGTATAAATTCTCAAAGAGGTTTAGGAAAAAGTAATCTAAAAATTTGAACTCCGCAGAAATGCGGAGTTCTTTTTTACTCTTCCAGAAAGGGCAGCTTCTTTTCCACGCAGAACCCAGGCTAGGGCCAGGTCAAAAACTTTAGAAAAACATAAGACACGCCAAAAAATGAAATCACTTTACTTTTCTATAATGATTGTGTATATTTACTTTGTAGGCAGAAAGCCTCAGAAAGAAGGAGAGACGAGATGAAGTTCATTGTCCGTAGATTCATAGCTTCAGTAGTTAGCTTGCCGTTCGCCCTTGGTTTGTATGGGCTGGTTTACTTTGGATTGGCTCTGGTAGCCAACTCTTATGCCTCAGTAGGTCTGTTCGCACAGAACTGCTATGCCGTTGGGTTCGCTTGGGTGGTTGCCGTAACTTTTGCCCCTCAGTTCCTAAAATTGGTGGACAAAGTTTCCGAATAAGGCAAACATAAGGTAAACTAGACGAATAACTAAATATCTCTCAAGGAGAGAACCTAATAAAAATAACCAAATACGACCAAGTACTCACGCAAGGAAAGGTAGGTCGGAGTTGAGAAAAATAAAGTGGTTCGTTACCGCGATAGTAACTCTAAGTATGGGAGTAGGAATTATTGACTACCCCCCAGCACCACCAGTTCAGGCAGATGTGAAGAGCTCTAGTAGTTCTTTGAATTTACTGATTGGACAAACGCAAGAAAAGAAAAAAGTTGTAGAAGTAACTCAGTTTCAGTTAGAGCTACAAAAAAAGTTAGAAGAACAAAAAGAAGCCAAGAGATTGGCTAAAGTCGCCGAAGACACCAAAAAAATGGAAGCGGCGCTCGCAGAAGTAGTCAAATACGCTGGCAAGACTAGATATGTCTTTTCAGGTTCAAGCCCAAAAGGCTGGGACTGCTCTGGTCTAGTTCGTTGGTTCTATCTAGAACACTTTGGAATTGAACTAGAACATTCCGCAACCGCACAGGCATTCGTTGGCACAGAAGTAAAGATGCCGAAGCCGGGAGATATCGTTGTTTACGGATATAGCAAGAAAGACTTTTTTCACGCTTCAATTTATGTTGGAGACAACAAGGTCATTCACTCTGGATTCGATAGAGGCGATTCCACCGAGATAATCTCACTAAGCCACCCCGTATTTGACGCATATGAAGTCAAGTTTGTTAGGGTAGTTGAAACTCAGTAAATAAACCGCTATAATTAGAATTATCTAATTAGATTGGAGAAATAATGGCAGAATCAAACTCGGCAAAAATTCAAGTTACATTGAATTTTGAAGTTCCTTTCGTAGAGGGAATTGCCGACACCAATAGAACAGCTTTGGCTTATGTTCAAGAGCTAATTCCATTGGTAGTCAAGGAAGTAAATAACCTTCACGAAAACGAAGCCGTAAAGGTTCAAGTGTCTGTTCCTGAAAATGGAATAGTTGACATTACCGAATAAATAATGTAAGATAAAAGTGACGAAGGGACAAAATGAAATTACGAGAAGCCATAGGTCAAATAATTCGTGAGCTGAGGCGTGAGCGTGAAATGTCTCTTCGCACTTTATCTGAAAACTCTGCCGTAGCTTTAGGCTATGTGTCTGAAGTCGAGCGTGGGCAGAAAGAAGCTTCATCAGAAATTCTAGAGTGCCTAGCACGAGGTCTAGATGTGCCGCTAAGTCAAATTGTCATAGAGGCTGGGTATCGTATTGCTGGGATAAATAGTTTTGAAATCCCACAATATGAACTTGACAAAATTCTTGAGTTACATTAGATTGTAATTGTATAGAAAGGACAAAAGACTAAATGACCAGAAAGCTTTCCGCTTGGGACTTGGTAGACGAAGTGCTTACCGATATGTCTGACATTCAATATCAGATTTGGGCTAAGGACAAAATCAAATTTCGTAATGCTTTGATTGAAGAAATCAAGAACTATATCTTGACAGAGGAAATCGAAGTTCAGCACGAGGAACTCTACACGGAAGAAGATGTTGCCGAGTATGAGCAAATGCTTCGTGACCAAGAGTGGGATTACAGGCACGCATAATGAGGTGCTTGACCTGTAACTTTGTGTCGCTAGAAGATACTGACTTCGCCGAGGGCTGTCCGTCTTGCGGTGCTGAAACTGGATTCAGACAAGAAATTTAGGGTGGTGATAAAAATGGATAAGACACTAGAACTAGAAATCAACAACATTCTTAGTTCGTATGCTTTGACCCTGCTACACATTGAGGGTCTAAAACGAACTCTAGATATTGTTTCAGAACACGCCAGAGAGATTGTTACTTCATCAGAGTCGGTAGAAAGAATTACCGAACTGCTGAACTCTCAGGTTCAGGCTCTAAGCGATTCGATTGAGCAACTAAAGTAAAAAATTAGGAAGTAAGCCGGGGGAAATCTCCCGGCTTATTTTTTGCTGGTGGATTTGCGTGGAAAACAAGCCGCCCTTTGAGTGATATAATAAGGAATTATGGAAAACATTGAAAATTTATCTGACGAAGAAATCATTGGAATGCTTGCGGAGTTGTCTGCTTTAGTCGAGGAAGATGAGAATGTCCTACAAGACGAAGCTAAGTTCCCAGACGGGTACCTAATAGATGCCTTTACTGCCGTGCTATATCTCCAGAAGTCTGGAGAAGTGCCTAACGCTGAGGAACTTTACTCAGTTGCGTCTAAAGCTTTGCAGTCTGAAATTAGCAGACGACTAGAAATAATCCCTTTCGCAGAGTAATTTGACATAATAGTAATAACTATGTAAACTTCAAGAGTTACTTGAAGGTTATTAGTGACGGAAGAGGTGAAAATGACAAAACTGACTATTGCTTATAGTGACGACTACCTGAACTGGAAATTAGGTTCAGGAGACGGGTCGCACCCAACTAACCCTATCCGAGCTAAGCTTGCCGTTGACTTCTTACAGACAGAACTTGATGCCGATACCTTTGAGATTATCGAGCCAGAGTTCAGAGCTGGAGATAGAGACAAGATAGAAGAAATTCACACCAAAGAGTATGTAGAAGAAGTTCTTGACTTTGGTGTATCTAACGACTGGACTGGGACTGATTTAGTCAACGGCTATACCGCAGGACAAATGTTCTCTGGAACTGCACGCTTAGTGGAGAAGATGATTGCTGGGGAAACTCAGATTGGATTCAACCCACAAGGTGCTAAACACCACGCACAGAAGGATTGGTCTGAAGGCTTTTGCGTATTCAACGATATGGCTTGGGCTGCTAAGGAATTCAAGAAGCACGGATTGAAGGTTGTCTACATTGACTGGGATGTGAACGCTGGTGACGGAGTTCAGAATCTACTAGAAGATACCGACATTCCAACATTCAGCATTCACGGACACGGAATTTATCCTGTCCACTCTATGACTTGGATGAGGGGTCAAGAGGGTAACTATGTATTCGCTAATCCTGAACAGCATTGGTATAACTACTGCCTACAAAAGGGCGAAGGTGATGAGGCTTTTGCTTGGGCG